GTGGAGCAAATGCAATAGCAATTAACCCACTGTTAGCAAGTCAATTTATAGCACAGGCAGAAGGAAGGATAAATTCATTTACGAGATACAACTGGAACGATGTATATTCATCACTGAATGCAGACGTAAAAGGTTTAATAAATGATTTATGTGCGACATTAGCAGCAATATCAATAGTCAACTATGATGACTCAGGCTACTCCTCAGGATTAGAGTATGAGAGAAAGATTGCAATACTAAAAGCAGAATCTACGAGAATGATGAGACAGCTACAGGATGAAGAAGTGAGAAGGTTTATACAAAAAGCATAATGGCACTAATTGATTTAAAAGAATTTGAAATAGAAAAGGAAGCGGATAATGGAGTGTTAGTGATGGACAAGGAAAACGGAGCAAGGTTCGCAACTGGGATAACAATTACCGACGCTAATGTAGTGACAATAAACGGAGGAATAACAGGCTGGGTCGATGACGCAGTGAATTTTAGATTGACATTTACGAATGGAGTGATAACGGCAGTAGCAAACTCGACGGCAGGGGGGCATAGTTGATGGGAAAATTTGATATAGCAAATTCAACGGAAGGAGATTTGGACCAGACGCTTTCTGTAGTGACATCGCCGAGCCAAACTCTAGACTCAGCAGCAGCAGAAGGGGGAACAAGATGGGTCAATAGTAACTGGGAGAAACAAAACGGATATTACAGAAAGAATCAAGGGGGAACAAAGGCAGCGATAGATAAGTTTGCAATGTGGTCAGTAGGAAAGGGATTTAAGGCAGAAAGTACCACCAAAAAAAGACTAGAGAAAATAAAAGGGTTTGGAAAAGATAGTTTTAATTCGATAATGGAGAACCAACTAAGAGTAAAAAAAATAGCAGGGGACTCTTACGCACATATAATAAAAGACGCAAGAGGGAAACTAATAAATATGAAGCCGTTGAACCCGGGAAGAATGGTCATAGTTACAAACTCAGATGGGATGATTATAAGATACGAATTAATGGATTGGGGCTGAGAAAAGAGAATAAGAAAATTCGACCCAGAGGAAATATTCCATTTAACAAACGATAGAGAGGCAGACGAAATCCATGGGATAAGCGTATATGAAGGGATGGAAAAATTACTAGATAAGATACAGCAGATAGATAATGACATGAGTGTAGTTTTTCATAGATATGTGATGCCGTTAATGATTTTTAAACTAGATACCGACGACGCAACGGAAATAGCCAGCTTCAAGACGAAAGGGGATAAGGCAATAAACGAGGGGAATAATTTATATGTTCCAAGAGATGTAGTAGACCCAAGTACATTTCAGATACCACAATTTGCAACAATCGACCCGATGAAATGGAGGAAGGAATGGAAAGAGGATTCAGTAAGAGACATCGGAGTGCCAGAGCTAGTTTTGGGTTCTGCGACAAATGTAACGGAGGCATCCTCAAAAATAGTTTATTTATCATTTCAACAAACGATAGAAGACCAACAGAGAGAACTAGAGGAGCAATTAAAAATACAAGCAGGGGTAGAATTAGAATATGAATTTCCAGCGAGAATAGAGGAGAATCTAGGAGAAGACGAAAGAAAAGATGGGGATATAAACACAGGACAAAAGAGTGAAGTTAAAATAACAAAGGAAGAAACAAAGAAGCGACCCGGTGACCCAGTATGATAGAGGACTATTTACTTAATTATGGAGTCCTCGGATTATGGACAGCGTCGCTGATAGGAGAAAAAATATTATTCCAGAAAAAATTAATAAAAGCACTAGATGAATTAAGAGATGTAATTCGTCATTAGGAAATGTTTACAACATATTAAAAACAATAATTAATTAAAAGAAACATGGCAGAAGATAAAAAAGAAATTGAAGAACCGACTAAGCCGACAGAGAATGAATCGTCGGAGACTGTTGCACCTACTGAGCAGGTTGGCTCTAATATTGTTGAAGAAGCTAGGAAGGTTAACTCAGAAAGAAGAATCATTCTCGAAGAAGAAAAGAAATTACAAGATAGAAAAGAGAAACTCCATGCAGAGCAAATGTTGGGGGGCGGTTCGCAAGCAGGGCAAGCAGCCAAGCCAAAGGCGAAAGAAACCGACGAGGAATATTCTAAAAGAGTAATGAGGGGAGAACTATGATAGAAGAGGAGGGGGTAAAGATAGCTTCTCCAACCGAAGCAATATGGGAAAATGTAAGAAAAGAAGCAGAACTTTTAATTAAAGACTCTGAGCGGAATCTAGTTATTCAAGAAGCTATGTTGAAATTAGCAGAAGAAAAACTAGCGGATGAAAATGCACTTTAGTTTTATACCATATGGAAAGAGAGACCAAGTGGAGTTAATGCTGAGAGATATGGAGGCACAGAAGCATTTCTTAAAAATGACTAAAGGGAAGCAAGTAAAAAACGTATGGATTCAAGGACAAGTGAGGGTTTTGCCCTTTGGGGTATATGAGTATATCTGTCCTAAAGAAGATATGACAAGAGTCCTAAACACTTTAGACGCAGGAGGATTTCCTTATAATATCTCCAAAACAATTCTAATGATAATGAGAAGAATTTTAAAATTAAAAAAAGTTCCACGATATGAGAAGATGGAAAGATACTTATGGATAAGGGACCACGTCTCACTTTTTCCACTAGGGATAAGAGAAGATGGAGAATATACTGACCCAACAGGAGAGTATAAGGGTTGGACACATGAGGCACTTTAATAAAAACATTTAAATAGTTGTTCGGTTAAGCGATTATATGACAAATGAAGCAAAACTGTTGGTAGAAACACATATTCCTATTTCTTTTATAGTCGCAGACGCGGCAATAGCTAAGGGGGCAATCTGTAAAATGTCTGACAACATGACCGCAGCTTTATCCGATGGAGACGCTGACGTCGTAGCGGGAATAGCAAAAGGCGAAAAGATTTCTGGTGATGGAAAATTAAGGCATGGGATGTATAGAGGTGGAATTTTTAGAGTGATAGCTTCTGGAAGCATTACTGTAGGAGATGCGCTAATGACCGCAGGCGCTACTGGTGGAGCAAATTATGTGGCAACAGCCGCAGCAGACTCAAACAACTTGCTAGGAATCGCTTTGGAGAGCGTATCAACAGGCGAGACTCTCAGAATGGAACTAAATCCAGCGGCGAATAAATCATCTTAAAATGGCTGACACTAGTGGAGAAGCAGACATAAGGGGAATTAATATTGATAAATTAGCGAAAGGTTTTGCTGATACGGATAACATTTTTAAAAAGTTTTCACAGAATACCAAGACAGATGCAAGAGAACTAAGATGGTATCAAAAGACTTCTGGATTCCTAGACACTACGGACACTACGGCTATGACAGCGACGGAGATTGCAAACACTTCTGAGGGAAGTCTACCATTCGTTACCGAGCAGTCATGGACTAGACAAACATCTTACATAAGAAAATTCTTTGTAGAAAGTCCACTACTGACGATGGAAGATATTAAGGATAGCGATATTGATGTATTGGCTACCAATGTTAGAGACCTGACAAGAGCAGTCTCCAGAAAAGTAGACCTAAGATTTTATTCAGTAATAACAGAGGCGGCAGAAGCAACTCCAACAACAGCAAATCCAACAACTACAAATTTCTCCGTAGCTACGGCGGATGGATGGGATGATGAAGAAACAGGAAACCCAATCGCAGATATTCTATTGATGAAGCAAACATTATATTCACAAGGCTACAACCCAGAGGGAGCAATCCTATGTATGAATTCAATCGAACACAGATACTTATTGAACTACCTGATAAATGTTAAAGGTTCTAGTATACCAGCCTTCTCTAGCGAAAAGGTAAGAAGCGGAGTAGTTATGGAAATTCTAGGAGTTAATGTAGTTGTCAGTGAAAACTGGACTACTGATGCCGTTGGTATGTTTATTCCTTCTCGTTCGGTTACATATAAATCCTTTATGCCCATTACTGCGGTAACAATCAACGAAGCTGGAATCGGAACTAAAATAAGGGTGTGGGAAGAAGGTGAGTTTTTACTAACTGACCCTAAGAGTGTTTATATTCTAACAGCCACAAGCGCAGCATGATAAGTTCTAAGAAAAGAGAGTTGTATAATTATTTTAAGTCTAATGGATTGGACTACAAGGTTAAGGAATATGAAGAGAGATACCCAGAACTAGTAGAAAAAGATAACGAATATGAGCCAGAAGCAATCAAACCTAAAAAGGAGAAAAAGAAGAAATGACAATCACAACATACGGAAGCCAAGGACAGAAAGATAGGATTGGGGCAATGGGAGTATTTACAGTAACTAACTACGCAGGAGATTTAACACTAGATGCGACAGAAGAAACCGCAGCAAATATCGCAGCAACTCTAGCTTCAGTAATAAGGGCATTGCAGGCTCAAGGTATACTAAAAGGGACTACGGCAACAGCCGACGTTTAATATGGCAGGAGAAATCACAACAACTACCCCAGTATTTTGTAAAGATATA